GACAATTAAAGATTTTAGCAAAGGAATTAAAAGTGCCAGTGATTGCACTTAGTCAGCTTTCTCGTGGAGTAGAACAACGGAATGACAAACGGCCTGTTCTATCAGATCTTCGTGAATCAGGATCAATTGAACAAGATGCTGACATTGTAGCATTTCTTTACAGAGATTCTTACTACCGTCGTGAGGGGCAAGAGGAAGATGATAATGTGACAGAAGTAATCTTTGAAAAGAATCGTCATGGAGGGTTGGGTACCGTCAAATTATTCTTCCACAAAGAATTTACAAAATTTACAAATATGGAGGTACACTAAATGATTAAGAAATCTGAAGTAGCTGGTTACTTAGCATTTTTTAAAGTCCCAAAACCGCTTATTTATGACGAAAAATACAAGCGATTAAGTAACAATGCAAAGTTAATGTATATGTTGTTGTTTGATAGGTTAGAGTTATCTCTAACAAATAAATGGCATGATAAAAATGGAAATGTTTTCCAATACTATACTAACGAGCAGTTAATGATTGATTTGAATTGTAGCGAACCTACAATCATAAAAACCAAGAAAGAACTTAAAGATGCCCAGTTGCTAAAAGAAGTTCGACAAGGTGTAAATATGCCTAATAGGATTTACATCAATGCGGTAAATGGATCGGCTGTTAGTTCAGTTGCTGACCTTAAAAGTTTTAAGTTTGGAACTGAAGAAACTTTAGTTCAAGAACTTAAAAATATTGAGGGAATCAAGACTGATAATATCAAGACTGATAATAATATAATGTCGATTTGTCAGGAAGTTATTACTTATCTCAACCAGGTCACAAAGAAGAACTTCAACAAAAATACAGCTAGCCACCATAAATACATTAAGGCACGTTTGAAGGAAGGTTATGAACTAAAAGACTTTAAACATGTGGTTAATGTTATGGCAGCTACATGGATGGGAACAGATTATGAACGATATCTACAACCTCAAACGCTTTTTGGGAATAAGTTTGATAGTTATCTTAATCGTAGTATGCCAAACAATGTTCGATCATTTGCTCCAGCAGTTGATGAAAGGCTGGGATTCTAATGGAAGCTCTAAAAGATATTGAAAGAAAAAAGTTACTAGATAAAATCTGTGAAGTGCACTCTTGCCAATTATGGGAGAGTCCGGTAGTTATTGCTGGAAAATTGAAATATTTGCAGGTATGCCCTGAGTGTGAAAAAGAAGAAATCAAACAAATTGAGCACAAGTTAAATAATAAGGCAGCGATAAATTCAAAATTAGCTAAAACATTTGAAGTATTCAATCGCTTCAGCTTATTTCCTGCTGAGTTGATTGGGAAAAATCTAGATAACTTTATTACTGATAATCAGAGTGCAGAGCAAGGTTTAAATTTTTCAAAAAGGATGCTGAGAGACTATGTGAAGGGAGAAACTGGGAATGTTATTATCACTGGGCCTCCTGGAGTCGGTAAGAGTCATCTATCAATTGCTTTAGCTTCTTCTCTGAACAATAAATTCAAGGACATAGGTACTCCTAAAAGTATTATTTTCGTATCGGTAACTAGACTATTTACTGAGATAGAAAATAGTTTTGGTGGGAAAGGCGACTTTACAGAAAGTCTTGCTGTAGAAATGCTTAGCAATGTAGACTATCTCTTTCTCGATGATCTTGGAAAAGAGAGCAGCATGAGTGACAATCTCAAACAAGCAAACGAATGGAGACAAAGGGTTCTATTCAAGATCTTGGACAATCGACAAACGACTTTTATAAATACTAACTTATCTAGTAGCGATATCAAAAAAATCTATAATTCAGCACTTGCAGATAGAATTTTTAAGGGTGCAAGTAAACATATTTTTAAATTCCCTGATGGGATGGAAAGCAGAAGGTATTAATGGAAAACAAAAGATTAATTGAGTTAATCAAGAAAACTCAAAAATGGTTTTATGATCGTAATTTACAGACTCAAAATCCTGATAAACAATTTTTAAAATTGTTTGAGGAAATTGGGGAATTAGCTAGTGGGCTAGCAAAAAAACAAGATGATGTTGTAAGAGATAGCATCGGAGACATTGCTGTAGTGTTAATTGGCCTTACTCTACAATTAGGAATTGATACGAAAGAAGTATTTCCACGTACAGAATCAGTTCCTTCTACGAATTCTAACAAGGAAGAAGATCATTTTATTTTATTGCTAGATCAATCAGTTGCTGCTTACTTTAATCACCAAAATTATCAATTAAAAAATGTAGCATTTGAATTGATTCGAGTATCTAAGTTTTTGAATGTCGATTTTACAGAGTGTTTAGCCTTGGCATACGAAGAGATCAAAGATCGAACAGGGCGATTAGTTGACGGTGTTTGGGTGAAAGAAGAGGATTTGTGATGGGCGAAAATAAAGTGAAACAGTATGACACTATCAACAACCCCAGCCATTATCATGGAAAAAATGGGATGGAGGCAATTGATGTGATAGAAAACTTCATCGGTGATTTAGCAGGAAAGGCAGGATGGGCCTGGGGCAATTCAATGAAATACCTTTTACGATTCCAAAAGAAGAACGGCATAGAGGATGTAAAAAAAGCCTTCCGCAATTTGGTGTGGGTTCTTGAGGAGATCGCAGGTAAAAAAGAATCTTTAGCATTCCTCAGTTCTTTAGTAAAGGAGTTAGAGAATGAGCAAGTACACAAGGAATCAGATTGAACATGCTAAACAACAAGTGCAATTACTCCTAGCAAGTCGAGGTATGACTAGGAAACAATTATCCTTCGAATTAGGATATGGGAGTGATGCAGTTACTTCATGGTTAAATGGTAGAGTGCAGTTAGGAGAGTTTCAAGTTCAATGTCTTTGTGATTATTTTGGTGTGACAGAGAGTTCCATAGTTGGAGATCCTGAAGAGTTAGCAGATTACAAATTGTATAAAGATGGCAGGTACATCTGTCGAGGACCACTTAAAGAATTGAGTCACATTAGTGGCAAAGATGCAGCTATGCTTAAGTATTATGCAGAATTGCATGCTCAAGGTAAAAAAACAGGAAATCTGACTGTGGTTAGAAGCGAGGAATGATAATGAATAAAGAAGATTTAATTCAAAAATATGAAAGCCTTGAGGGTGTATGGAACGCAAACGGGGCAGAAATTGCCCGTCAATGCTTTTTAAGAGACTTGGAACAATTGAATGAAATAGATACGAAAAAAGTCACAGTCCCCCAGCTCGTGGCGGATTGGTATGAGAAACATAAAGAAAATTTTGACTCAAAACTTTGGGTAGAGATTTACAAATTTGGGACATTTGAAAAGTCAGAGTTTGCTAAGTGGGTATATAAAACTAAAAATTCAATCAGCACTATTGTAAATATGCACCAATTCGGCTACACAGTCGAGAAAGAACCGAAGTATACAGTTAAGATCAAATCTGTAAATCAGTATCTTGTAAGAAATACAGACGAGGATTTCTTAGGTTTTTTACAAAGTAGATTAAAATCGAAATTTACTCGCAAAGAGTTAGAAGATTTAGGACTTGAGGAAGTGTTTAATAGTCCGCTGTTTGAAGTTGAGGAGGTGGAAGGATGAACAATGAGGTATATGAAGAACTGGAAAAACTTATGAGCTTCTTTCCTGATTCATTTATAAATAGACAACTGGAACTAATTCTTATTCCAAAAACTAACACCTACTTTTCTTTAAAAGACTGCTTTACCAAGAAAGATATCATCTCAAAGGTGTTGATGTGGTGTACTAGGGATATAGCTAAAGCCAGACCATATCAGCAGCAAAAAAGGAATATCGCCTTTTACGTAGATAATCGCATGCGTTTAGAAAAATATTTAGGTGCAGATGTTAATGTAGATGTAGTTTACCATTGCCTAGGAAACGGGATTAATAAATCATTAACACACAAGTTCATTGATAGTGATTTTAATATGGAAGTCTTATATACAGAAATAAAGGAAGTAGAGTAATGGGATGGAACAATTTTTATGGTTTGTAATCGGCCTTGCCCACATATTAGCTATTATTTGGGCCATTTTGGTGGCTGTTCTATCAAATATAGAGGATGATAAAAAAGATGAAATTAGAGACATTAGTTAAAACAAGAAATGCCTATCAAAAAAGACTAGAAGATGAGAAATTGTTCATATCTTTATGTAATCAAATAGGAAAACAAAATGCCACAGCGAACAAAGAATGGATGAAACGTAAAGTTAGAGATTTAGATAAGGAGATTGAAGAGTATGAACAAAAATCAATTACTGATTGTTAATATTGCAGCTCTATTTTTAATACTCTTTCTATCAAGCATAAATCTAAACACACGAATAAGAAAACTTGAGCAAGAAAATAGGGATTTGCAATGGGAAGTAGAAGAGCACGAATTAAGTATCCAGCGCATGGCTGAAAAAAATACAATGCAGGATACTATTCTTAATAAATTAAATCGAGAGTATCAAATGCGTGAGCATGAACGAGCACAGAAGTTGAAAGAAATCGCTGAACAGAACGGAGTAGGAGGATAAGAATCATGATTAATAATGTGACTTTGATCGGAAGATTAACAAAGGATGTGGAGTTGAAACGCACTCCTTCAGATATTGCTACTGCACAATCTACAATAGCTTGTAACCGGAATTTTAAAAATGCCAATGGGGAATACGATGCGGATTTTGTAAATTGCGTGATGTGGCGTGAACAAGCAGAACGCTTTGCAAGCTGGACCAAGAAAGGGAACCTTGTAGCAATTGTTGGACGTATCCAAACAAGAAACTATGAAGGGACGGATGGTAGACGTATTTATGTCACAGAGGTTGTAGCAGAGAATTTTCAAATTCTAGAAAAACGTGATAATTCCGGCAATCAAAATTCGATGATGGAACAAATGCCACCTTCTTATGCTTCAAATCCAATGGATATCAGCGACGATGATCTTCCATTTTAGGAGGTATCTATGTCAGATAAAAAAATGATCGTTTGGGCATTGTTTGACAGTGGCAATGGGAGCTATACAAAAGGTGTGAAAGCCCTGAATAGTTCGGGGGGGGCTAACATTGACATCTATCCAATCGGAATAGACATAGAAAACAAGAACAATCATTTTATAAATTTGAACCTTGCAGACTATGGCCGAATATTTGGAGATAACACACTTTTCAATGTGTTAGATCAGTTGCCAAAACCTAATTTAATAATAGCTAGCCCGCCATGTGAAAGTTGGAGTAATGCTAGTGCTATGTGTGAGGGGAATGCGTGTTGGAAACAAGAAGATCTATCAGATAGCCTATTTGTTCCACAAAGGAAGGGTAGCATGTTTACCATCAGAAATGCTTCTGACTATGAGAAAGCTTATATAAACTATCAGTATGACCGTCAGTTTATGAAAAGGGTAAATGGGGAACTTTGTGCTTTCAACACTATTGAGATTATTAAGCGTTATGAACCAAGTTATTTCATAATAGAGAACCCTGCAAGTGGGCGTTTGTGGAAATATATTGAGTGTGTTATAGGATTTAAACTACCGCACCTCAACCTAACAAGATACAACAATTATGATTACCCTTTACAGAAACCTACAAAATTCGCTAGTAATCTTGATTTAGAGCTTAAAAATGACATAATTAAGCAAGAAATTGAGTGGGGGAAATTTTCTAAATCTTACAATGAACGATCAAATATTCCACAAAAACTAGTAATAGATATTTTTAGCAAGGTTTACAATGAATTTTTAAAGGAAAAAGTCTAAATATCAGGCATTATATTTAAATATGATGCTCAGACCAGGAGGTATATATGATTATATTTGATGATTTCTATCGTGAAGAAGTTCGACGATGCTACAAAGAGATTGAAGCTCTTGAGGTAGAAAATAAAAAACTTAAAGAAAGAATAAGTCACTTCATAAGTTCTTCATGTGATAGCGAGTGGAAGAAGATCGTTAAAGATTTTAAGATTAAGAAACAAAATCGGAAGTGGAAAGCAAGATAGAATAAGTGATATAGCGATTCAGGAAACGGAGGTGAAGAATGCAGCTTTTTGATGATATCGATGAAAAAGAAACAATAAGGAGGGCTAAGAAAAAGCTCTCAGAATATCCACGCTGGAGAGAAATAGCATGTGATGACCCAATTCAAAAAGTAACGCAGGAATTCACATTTCAACCCAGAGGAGGAGCAGGACCTAATAAAGCTGTCGAAAATTTAGCAGTTCGACGTGTTGATGCAATGATTGAGTTGGAAGAAATTGAACAAGCGGTAAGCAGGCTATTCAATCCTACTTATCGGTATATACTATTTTCCAAGTTTCTTAAAAATCAAAAAGATCTAAACTACGAAATTTACAACTATCTAGGTATAGAGAGGACTAAATTTCAGGAACTGTACAACAATGCTTTATTAGCGTTTGCAGAGCAGTATCGAGATGCTGAGCTAGTATGTAATAAAAAAACGGTATTTTTGCGGTAAAAATACGGTAAACATAACACAAAATATGACTTAAAATAGTATTATCAGAAAATGAAGGCGGTGGCCTGGTAGTTTTTTGTAGATCTCGTAATAGTATTTTTGGTTAGCTGTTCACCAGAGAGATTCGGGGTGGCATGGGTTCGAATCCCATACAGCTAATATTTTAAGTCAGTTCTAATGGACTGACTATTTTTATTTGAAAGGAGTAGGTAAATGCGTAAAGTAGAACCGATTCGGGATACAGATGATATTGAGCGCATGAAGGATTACTTAAAGAGTAAGAATGAACGAGACTATGTAATGATGGTTACAGGGCTGTATTCAGGAATGCGAGTTAGTGATATCCTGCCCTTGAAAGTAAGAAGTGTAAAAGGAACTCACATTGAAGTTACCGAACGAAAGACAGGTAAAACAAAAAGGTTCGCTATTAACCCAGCTCTAAGAAAAGCATTGGATCATTATATAAAAGAAAATGAATTAAAGGATTATGATTATTTGTTCCCTTCGAGAAAGAAGGTTAACAATGAAGGTCTTAGAATAACACACATTGGTAGGGTGGCAGCATATCAGATCTTGAGAGATGCAGGAGAGCATATTGGATTAACAAACATCGGAACACACTCTATGAGGAAAACGTTTGGATACCATCACTACAGAAAGAATCAAAATGTTGGAATATTGATGGAGTTATTTAATCATTCTTCACCAGATATCACACTGGGTTATATAGGATTCAAGCAAGATGAGCTAGATAATAGCATGCTGAATTTTGCTTATTAAGGCTATGTATTTAACAAAATGAGATAAAGTAAATTCATTTATTGATATGGCTCACTTATCTATGAGAGAGTAAGGTAGAAAGGGTCATGGTTCAAATTAACAGAATATAAGATATGTTAAATTCAAAGACCCTCCCCCTCTAATAAAATAACACCCATCAACTTAAAAATACCAGGTCTAATTATTACACCCTCCCTCATTAATTTACTCCCCCCTATCTAACAAAATAATACCCCCCACTATTCAATACCAGGGTATTGATACCGAATAAGGGAACGAGGGTAAGGTGTGCAGGATGATATAAAACAGAGAAGACAATCGAGGTGAACAATGAAAGAACTACGGGCAGACCGCAACGGTCCGCATCGAGTAGCATTTGAAAAGAATAAGAAGATACTACTCAAGACTCAGAATACCTGTGGGATCTGTGGCCAGCCTGTAGATAAATCACTCAGGTACCCTCACCCACTATCCCCAGTGATAGACCACATCATTCCAGTGAATAGGAATGGACATCCATCAGACATCAAGAACTTACAGCTTGCGCATTGGCAATGCAATAGACAAAAGTCTGATAAGTTATATGCTGAACAAAATTTTGAAAAAAATGCAATTGTTGGAAATCGCAATTTGCCACAATCAACCAATTGGCTGAAATACCACAGTTGACCCAGAACTGATAGGGGGGTTACCCCCTCCCCTCGGTTCTGGCCGAGCTTCACGCCGTCACTGTACATATTTTCTCGTGCCAAAACGAAAGGATAAGAAATTGGAACTAAGAGGAATTGAATATCTCAGAAGAAAATTAGAATTTTGCAGGCCTAGAGTTAATTTGCGGTATAAGCATTATGCTATGAAAAATAATGACAACCCCATAGGGATTACTATCCCTATAAATGTCCGTGCTCAATACAAATCAACGTTGGGGTGGACTGCTAAGGGGGTTGATAGCCTTGCAGATCGTCTAGTGTTTAGAAAGTTCGAAAATGATGATTTTGAAGTTACTGAGATTTTTGAACAAAATAACCCGGATATCTTTTTTGATAGTGCAATCTTATCCGCTTTGATTGGATCGTGTAGTTTTATCTACCTTTCGAAAGGGGATAATGAAGAAGTGCGATTGCAGGTGATTGAATCAAGCAATGCAACAGGAATTATTGATCCGATCACTGGACTGTTAAATGAAGGGTATGCAGTATTAGCTCGTGATGATTACGGACAACCAACTTTGGAAGCATATTTTGAGTCGAATGCCACTCACTTCATTCCAAAAGATGAAGAGCCTTATTCAGTCAAGAACCCTGCTAATATTCCTTTATTGGTCCCTGTTATTCACAGGCCAGATGCAGTTCGTCCTTTTGGTCGTTCACGGATTACTAGGGCAGGGATGTATTATCAAAAATACGCTAAACGGACTCTAGAACGTGCTGATATTACTGCTGAATTTTACTCATGGCCACAAAAATATATCATTGGCCTGGATCCTGATGCAGAACCATTAGAAAAGTGGAAAGCAACAGTTTCTAGCCTACTAACTATCTCAGCAAGTGATACTGGAGAAAAACCAAGTATCGGACAGTTTACGACTGCTAGCATGACACCATTCACAGAGCAATTGAGGACAGCAGCAGCTGGATTTGCTGGAGAAATGGGTTTGACCTTGGATGATTTGGGATTCGTTTCAGATAACCCATCATCTGTAGAAGCGATTAAAGCTAGTCATGAGAACTTG